TCTTATTAGAGGCCAAGATTGGTCCTAATTGGCTTGACACAGTAGACGTATAATGTATAACTACAGATTCCGAAACTGCTCATAGGAGAAAATAAATGAGTAATGAACTAGCAATCGCAACAGAACGCGGTCAATCAATGGCAGAACTAATGGGTGTATCAAACGCCCCTGCCCAGTCAGCTACACCTGCTGTGGCACGACTGAACGTTAACCAAGAGGTTATCGAAAAAGAGGTGGAGATGGATGGCGACATCCTTATGAAGCCTGTTATGCCAAAGGGTGCATACAAACTCACACAAGGTGATAACGTAGTCTACAGCAAGACTGCATCTATTCGTGTGTTTGCTGTACGTAACCAATGGCAGCGTTGGAATGGTGACTCAGGCGAGATGGAAAAGTCTGTGTTGTCTAACTCACTAAACGGTGACTTGAAAGACAGCATTGGTGGCGTAAACTTAGGCCGACCATCTGGTTACATCGAAGATTTTAATGCACTACCAGAGGCAACAAAGTCTCTGATCCGTAGCGTCAAACGTGTTAAGGTTTACTTTGGTCTTGTCACTCTGGATAACCCAGTAGACGCGCAGGGTAACCCCGTAGATGGTGACTTCGTGGATGTACCATTTGTGTTCGACGTAAAGAACCGTGACTCACTAAAGTCTCTGGATGCTGTGCTAGGTAAGATCGCCAAGCAGAATATGCTTCCACCTATGGCAACAATCAAGCTGTCACCTGCTATGGGTAAAATCCCTACTGGTGCTACATTTGGTTACGTTGCTGCTGAGATGGGTGACAAGGTTGACCTTGGTGGTGATGACAATGAAACACTAGCTAACTTCCTAGAGTTTATTGAGTACATCAACGGTACTATCTTGGATAAATATAATGAGCGTAGTGGCGATGGTCTGTCATCAGCAGACAACGAACTTATTGCTTCTATTGTTGAGGTAGAAGAATAATGAACCACCCCGCAGAATTAGCAGTCTTTGCATTCTTGCAAAAAGCTATGGCAGGTGAAACCACAATGTCAAAAGAGGTAGCCCAACAGGTTGCCTCTGATGTTGAGGCGGCTTTGTACAAACAGTTTGATAGTGGGCCACGTGATGAATTTCGCCTACGTATGTCAAACATTGGCAAGCCAAAATGTCAGCTATGGTTTGAGAAGAATGATCCAGAAGACAAGACACCTCTGCCACCACATTTCCTGATGAACATGATCCTTGGCGATATTGTTGAGGCTGTGTTCAAAGGGTTATTACGTGCAGCAGGTGTCGAGTTTAAGGATAACGACAAATGCACACTAAAGCTTTCCAATGGTCATGAGATCAATGGTGAGTATGACATGGAACTTGATGGTAAGATTGATGATGTAAAGTCTGCATCACCTTGGTCATACCGTAACAAGTTTGAGAACTTTGAAACACTCAAGTCTGGTGATGCATTTGGCTATATCGCACAGCTTGTAGGTTACGCACAGGGCGCAGGTAAAGAAGTCGGCGGTTGGTGGGTAGTCAACAAAGCTAATGGCGAGTTTAAGTATGTCCCTGCAGAAGGTGTTGATGTAGACGAAGAGCTTGGAAAGATCGAAGCACTAGTGGACTACATCGAAAGTGATGCACCCTTTGAGCGTTGCTTTGAGCCAGAGCCAGAGACATTCTATAAGAAGCAGACAGGGAACCTTGTGCTGCCTCAAGAGTGTAAGTTCTGTAGCTTTAAGCATAAGTGTCATACAGGCTTAAACACTCAACCTAGTCGCCCCTCAAAGGCACTAAACCCCCCCTTAGTAGATTACGTTTATATTGGAGATGGCAATGCCTAAACTAACTATCAATGACAAAGACTATTACACAGATGACTTCAACGAAGATCAGATGAAAATGTATAATGAGATCAACCTAGCTCGTGAGGAGATGGGGCGCATGGATTACTTGATGCGTGTGCTTGATGCACGTTGCAATCAACTAGGTGGTATGATCGTACAGATCGCAGAAACACCTGCAGAAGATCAGATCAAGAAATTACCAGATCAAGAGTCTGATGGTGACTAAGCGTAGACATCTAAGTAAAACTTATCGTAGTGGCCTCGAACAAGAGGCCGCTGCATTCCTCAAGACACGACAAAAGAAAGTCGAGTATGAGAAGCTTAAAATCGAGTGGGAAGACCTCAAGTATCGAACCTACACACCAGACTTTGAGCTAGACAACGGTATCATAATCGAAACTAAAGGGATATTTAGTGCAGCAGATAGACGCAAACACGTTGAAATTGCGAAACAGCATCCTACATTAGATATTCGTTTCGTATTCAGTAATGCAAACGCAAAACTCTATAAAGGTGCTAAATCACGTTATTGCGATTGGTGCGAACAAAAGGGTTTTAAATGGGCGCATCGTGTGATACCAGAAGAATGGCTAAAAGAAAAAGGTAGTCGTATGAAAGAGCAACGTGTAAAAGTAGATCGGAGAGTATGATGGGTTATGTATTAGGTAGTGATGAAGTAGCTGTTCTAATTAAGCCTGTACTTGATGATGATGGTGAATGGACAATGGAACTAAAGACAGGTATTACTTTTGGTTCTGATGTTAATGGTGTAGCAGGTCAGGCAGCAGTAGACGCAGCTTTGACTATGGCAGCAGCACTAGCGTTTGTACAAGATAATGTAGATATTCTGGATTACCTTGACGAATACAAACACGACATGCTAAAGGAGTTATACCCTGATCAGTATGCAGAAGCATTAGCGGAGCATGAGGAAGCAGAGGGTTACACAACAGATGGCAATGTCATTAGATTAAACGCTTGGACAAAGACTGAGGGGAGTGCATGAGCGATCCAGTAAACAAGCCAGTACATTACAATCAGGCAGGTATAGAGTGCATCGAAGCTATACGTGCTATGACAAGCAGTATGGATGGAACATCAGCATACATGGCAGGTAATGTGCTAAAGTATTTATGGCGACACGAATATAAGAACGGCTTAGAAGACTTAGAAAAAGCACAAGTCTACTTAGGGTGGCTTATAGATAACTATAAAGAGAAGCATAAATGAGAAAGTTTAGCGTAACGTTTCTTATGACAATAGATGAAGACAACAACATTCTATCATCATATGAAGACAACCATGAAGAAGATGTACACGATCTTTTGAAAGATGTTATGTATGATGTTGATGATGTAGAAATAGAAAACTTGGTGGTGAAAGAACGATGATAAGCGAGAAAGACTTAGAGAGTATGGGGTATTATGATATGTTCCCAGATGCTGACCCTGTTAATTGGGCAGACTTTTACTCTGGTTGGGTAGAGAAGAAAATCCTGACAGAGGGGCAAGAGCGTTTGTATGAGAATACTCTTGGCCTTGTTGGTGAGGCAGGTGAAGTAGCGGAGAAGATGAAGAAGCTTGTTCGTGACAGCAGCCGTTTTACTAATGAGGAAATTATGAAAGAGCTTGGTGATGTAGTATTCTATGCTACTGCACTAGGTAACATCTATGGGCGTGGGCTACAGGAAATCCTAGAGCTTAACATCCAGAAGCTAGACGATAGACAAAAACGTGGGAAACTAAAGGGTTCAGGAGACAACAGATGAAGATTAGGCGTTTTTACTTTACGAAAGAAAGTGAATGGTCTCGAAATGTCCGTAGAGAGGATAAGGATGGGCCTTGGTGTCGTTATGAAGATGTAGAGAAACTACTGGAACGCATCGAAGAGCTGGAAAAAGGAGAAAACAGATGAATAACTATTTACCAACAGACTATCAGTCATTCATTCACAAGTCACGCTATGCCAAGTACTTCGATGGCAAAGGGCGTGAGAATTGGGACGAAACAGTATCACGTTACATGGATAACATTGTACGTCCAGTAGCAGGTGATGACTCTTACATTAATCAGATTGAAGAAGCTATTCTTAACCTAGATATTATGCCATCCATGCGCTCTATGATGACCGCAGGAGCCGCAGCAGCACGTGACAACACATGTATGTACAACTGTTCTTACGTGGCTGTAGATAAGCCTACACGCTTTGATGAGGCTATGTTCATCTTACTGTGTGGTACAGGTGTAGGGTTCTCTGTAGAACGTCAATACATCAGCAAGCTACCAGAGGTGCCAGAACAACTGTTTGATAGCGAGACAACCATTGTAGTCAAAGACAGCAAAGAAGGTTGGGCTAAGGCATTCCGTCAGCTACTAGCATTGCTGTGGTCAGGTGAGATTCCAAAGTGGGATGTGTCAAAGGTACGCCCTGCAGGTGCAAGACTAAAGACATTCGGTGGACGTGCCTCTGGCCCTGCACCACTAGTAGAGCTATTCAACTTTGCTGTTAACACATTCAAAGGCGCACAAGGACGTAAGCTATCATCACTAGAATGTCATGACCTTATGTGTTTCATTGGTCAGATCGTTGTTGTGGGTGGTGTACGCCGTTCTGCTATGATCTCTTTGTCTAACCTGAGTGATGACCGTATGCGTCATGCCAAGTCTGGGCAATGGTGGGAAACAGCAGCGCATCGTGCATTGGCTAATAACTCTGTAAGCTATACTGAGAAGCCTGATGTAGAGACATTCATGCGTGAGTGGACTGCTCTTGTAGAGTCAAAGTCTGGTGAGCGTGGCGTGTTCAATCGTCAAGCATCTAAGAAGCAAGCAGAGAAGTTTGGTAGACGTGATAGCAACTATGAGTTCGGGACAAATCCATGTTCAGAAATCATCTTGCGATCCGCGGAATTTTGCAACCTTTCTGAGTGTATCATTCGTGCTACAGACAGTATTGAGGATATCGAGCGTAAGGTTAAACTTGCTACGATCTTGGGTACAATCCAGTCTACTTACACAAAGTTCCCATACCTATCTAAAGACTGGCAGCGTAACACAGAAGAGGAACGTCTACTAGGTGTGTCTCTTACAGGCATCATGGATAACCCTCTTATGACTGCCAAGAACAAAGGACTGGAGAAAACTCTTGAGCATCTACGATCCATTGCCGTTGCTACTAATGCTGAGTGGGCTGAACGCCTTGGCATCCCTGCCTCTGCTGCTATCACGTGCGTTAAACCGTCAGGTACTGTCTCACAGTTGGTTGATTCTGCTTCTGGGATTCATGCTCGTCATAGCCCCTACTATATTCGTACTGTCCGTGGCGATAACAAAGACCCACTAACACAGTTTATGAAGGATCAAGGTATCCCTAATGAGCCATGCGTATTCAAGGGTGATACTACTACAGTATTCAGCTTCCCTCAGAAGTCACCTGATCTTGCTGTGACACGTAACGACATGACAGCTATTGAGCAGCTAGAGATGTGGCTAACATATCAGCGTCATTGGTGTGAGCATAAACCATCTGTGACTATTTCAGTACGTGAGCATGAATGGCTAGAGGTGGGTGCATTTGTGTACAAACACTTTGATGAGATGTCTGGTGTATCATTCTTGCCTCACTCTGATCATACATATCAGCAAGCACCATATCAGGACTGTGACAAAGGTGAGTATCAGCGTCTACTTAAACTTATGCCAAAGTCTATTGATTGGACTAAGCTATCAGAGTATGAGCAAGAGGATAACACCGTGTCTATGCAGACTATGGCTTGCTCTGGTGACTCATGCGAAATCGTAGACCTAGTGTAGGTAGCCAACAGTCACCCTGCGTACTCGTATGCCGCATAGAAAACGGTGAGTGCGTGGGGTGTAACAGAACTATAGATGAAATACGTGATTGGATTATAATGTCTGATTACGAACAGAAAAAACTGTTACATGAACTAAAGTGGAGAAAACTAAATGCCACCAATGTCAGAAGAAGAACGTAAGGCTAGAAAAAGAGAGCATAATAAGGCTTACCGTGAAGCTAATAAAGAAAAGATAGCAGCGCGTAATAAAGCGTACTATGAAGCTAATAGAGAGAAAATATTAAAGGAGAGAAAAGCTTACCATGAAGCTAATAGAGAGAGAGTATTAAAGAAGAGAAAAGCTTACCGTGAAGCTAATAGAGATAGTATATTAGATTATAATAGAAAGTACCTTAAAACTTACCGTGAAGCTAATAAAGAAAAGATAGCAGCGCGTAATAAAGCGTACTATGAAGCTAATAAAGATTCCTATTTAGCAAGGACTAGGAAACGTCAATGCCTAATAAAAAAGGTTATACCTAAACCTCTCAGAAAGTGTCCTATAGAAACAGACAGACTTGTAAAGATATACAAACTACGATCTATTATAAGCGAAGCCACAGGAGTAGAGCATCACGTAGATCATATGTGGCCTTTATCTGATGGTGGGCCACATTGGAGTGGTAATCTACAGATTATAACAGCAACAGAGAACTTATCTAAGAGTGCATCTGTTTGTGAAGAGACTAAAAAGGTAATAAAAGAGAGCTTAGAGTATGCCCTACAAGAATATAAAAAGGAAAAAGAATGTACGTGATAATCACACGTGATCAATGTAACTTCTGCGATGATGCCAAAGCCTTGATGAAGGGTAAAGGTATTCAATACGTAGAATATAATATTCAGTCGGACAGCAGTAAATGGTTGTTGTCTTTATTGAAGCGTTCCAGTATAACTACCGTGCCGCAGGTGTTTAACGATAAAGGAACTCACATAGGCGGCTATACCGATCTAAAGGAGTATCTATCATGATCGAATTTTTTGTAACTACAGTAGTGGCACTAGGTCTAACTATGGGTGTTATTACAGAGGTTGTAGAACCAGCAGCTAACTATGCCATTGACCAAGGTAAAGCAGGTGTCGAGTACATCGAAGATAAGCTAGCCCAAGAGAGTCTAGACTAATGTGGGTTCTAGTAGTTGTATTGATTGATGGTACAGCAATGTTCTCTTATGCAGAGGGCTTTCCCTACCGTGACTTAAATCAATGTCAGAAAGATGCAGAGGCTACGTACTACAGTCATATGGCTACTCGCCCCAACCCCGAAGCTTATGTAGTAGCGTACTGTTCTGAAGTACCGAAAGGAACATAATGAATGTAACAGACTTCCCAAAGAAACAAACTAGAACTAGACGGAAGACTAACTACAAGAACGCAGCAGCCAAAGAGGTGTCTGGTCTTGTACCTATAAACGACAAACAGAAAGAATTGCTTGATAGCTTAAAGTCTAACAATCAGATATTCATTCTGGGTCCAGCAGGTACAGGTAAAACTTATGTCACAGCTACCTATGCGGCTGACTTGTATACGCTCAAAGAAATTGACAGAATTGTTATCACACGCCCACATGTAGCTGTAGGTAAAGATATAGGCTTCTTGCCGGGAACGCTTGAGGAAAAGACATACCCTTGGGCGTTACCTGTGCTTGACGTACTACAGAAGCATCTTGGTAAAGGTACTGTTGATACCGCTATCAAGAATGGTAACATAGAGATGGCTCCGCTTGCGTTGATGCGTGGGCGTAGCTTT